ATATCCGCCATGTTTGATACTTCAACATAGGGTATGTTGCTGTCTTTAATTGACAATAAACCACCTTCCGCACTTATAATCACGGGATTTGGCATTGTCGTTGACAACGTAGTTTTGCCAACGCCAGCATGTCCGTACACTAAAACTTTAACGCCATTGGTGTGTACATCAGACGTGTTTTTTAAATTAATAGCCATTGTTTTTCTCCTGTTCTGAGCTGGTTGGAGGAATTCCGGTTAGCTCTTGAGAAAAGATTTTAAACATTTTAATATTAAATGTCAACAATAAAATATTATTTATGATATTCTATTTCAAAAATTAACCACCAACAGGAATAAAAAAAATGATGAAGTTAGATGAAATAAGAGAATTATTAAAAGATCGCAGAGTATCTATGATTGCAGAAGCAACAGGCATTCATTTCAATACCATTAGAGAGATTAGAGATAATGAAAATGCTAATCCGACTTATAAAGTCATGACAAAATTAACTGATTACTTGGAAAGCAACAATGGCAGATCTAACTAATATTTTTAATGGGAGTTTTTATCCGCCAGTGGAATCGGTGCCAGAGTCGCCAGAGTCGCAATTAGTTAATGCGATGCGTGATGTTGGCATTGATCCACCATCTACTATTTACATGGATGGAAAGATTCATCGATTTAGAACAGGATCAAAAGGATCATCGGGTGCTGGAGATAAAACAGGATGGTACATCTGTTATGGCGATGGTACACCAGCAGGTAGGTTTGGTGATTGGCGAGCTGGAACTGAAATGTCATTTCGTGCAGACATTGGGCGAAAGTTTACTGCCGCAGAAGAAATGGCACACTCGCGCAGAATGTCTGAAGCTAAAGTTGCTCGTGACGCTGAACTTGCAAAACAACATGAAGTTACTGAGGATGTAGTATCAAAGATATGGTCAGATTGCACGCCAGCAAACAAAGAACATCCTTACTTAAAAAAGAAAGGCATCTGCGTTCATGGTGCAAGAGTCACTGGTGATGGACGGCTTGTTGTTCCATTGCTAAACAAAGATGGCACCTTATCAACGCTTCAATACATTTCAACAGACGGTGGTAAGCTCTATCATAAAGGTGGTGCAACTGGCGGGAAGTTTTGGTCAATTGGAAACGCTGAAAATCCTAAAACCATTTTTATTGCAGAAGGCTTTGCCACAGCCGCTACCATTCATGAAGCAACAGGCAGTATTTGTATCGTTGCTTACTCCGCATCAAACATTGTTCCAGTGACAGGCATCATGAGAGAAACCTATGGCGCAACACAGGACATTGTTATTGTTGCCGATAATGACTCATCTGGTGTCGGTATGCGTTACGCAGAGCAAGCATCAGCAAAACATGGCGCAAGAATAGTTTTGCCACCGGAACTTGGTGACGCAAATGATTACGTTGCCAATGGTGGTGACTTGCTGAGTTTACTTATGCCGCCAAAAGATAATTGGTTAATCCCTGCTGATGATTTAAGCACGCAACCTTCGCCAATTAAATGGTTGATTAAAGGATGGCTACAGGAAGAAGCACTCATTATGATTCATGGACCATCTGGCGGTGGTAAAACATTTATGGTTCTTGATCAGTGCCTTCGCATTGCATCTGGCGGTGGTGAATGGATGGGACATAAAGTTAAGCCTGGATCAGTTGGCTACTTTGCCGGTGAAGGTCATCATGGTTTGCGTGGTCGAATAGCTGCGTGGAAGCAAAAGAATAATATTGGCAAACTTAATATGTGGGTATCAAAGTCTGGGTGTGATCTTAATACACCGGCAGGTTATCAGCGTGTGCGTGAGGCACTGTTAAGTCTTGATGAAAGGCCAAGTTTAATTGTTTTTGATACCTTGCATCGTTTTTTGCTTGGTGATGAGAACTCAGCACAAGACACAAAAAGCATGTTAGATGCGTGCGCTGGTTTAATGATTGAGTTTGGATGTACCGTTATCTTAGTGCATCACACGGGTGTGTCTGCTGAAACGCAACACAGGGCGCGTGGATCTTCAGCATGGCGTGGCGCACTCGATATTGAAATTAGTGTTTCGCCTGGTGATGAAAATAAACCAATGCAAATATCACAAAAGAAATCAAAGGATGCTGAGTTAACATTAGATGTTTATGCAACGCTTGAAAAGATTGCTATCACTGGATGGATTGATGAGGATGGCGATCAAGTTTACAGTGCCGTGTTGTCACCTGCTGATGTACCAGTTGCGGTTAAAAAAGATTCAAAGTTAGATACGCACAGAAAGCTATTTGAGAAGGTGTGGTTTGCAACTGGCACAGAAATCAGAGAGGAGATGCCGTATATTAGCCGATCAGCATTCTTGGCAAAACTTGATGCAGATGGTTGGGCAAAGCGCACAGCAGAGAATGCTTTAAAACCATCAACCACAAATGGCTTTGTAAATCTGATGGAAGGCGGTGACGTGATAAAACCATTTGAACATGGCTGGATCATGATTGATCAAGTTAATGCATCAGCACTCATTATGATGAAAAATGAGAAATAATGGAACGCCCAAAACGCCCTAGGGCGGTATTTTAATTAGGGCGGGCGTTTTGACAAAAACAGCATAAATAACGCCCGCCCACGCCCTACTCTCTTTAGGAGTAGGGCGGTAGGGCGTTTATGTTGTGCGAACTTTTAAGCGTAATAAATTTTTAAAATGATGTATAATATGTGCAGGTTGTGATAAACCTAATTTAGTGAAAAGTTAAACAAAACCGAATTCAAGTTAGAGCCGCAACTTTTCACGGCAATTATCACCTAACAAAGAAGACGGTTTTTTTTATGGGTAAAAATATGAATGAAGATATTGAACGTCGTGATTATTTTGCAGCACATGCAATGCAGGGAATTTTATCTGGAAGATCTAATGTGGCGTTTGAAAGCATTTCTGGACTTGCGTATTACATTGCAGATAGTATGATGATCGAAAGAATTTCAGAAAAATATTTAGACAACGAAGATTAAATATACAAGCACATCACAGTAAATTTCCTTAACCTTGGCGATTTATCAATGACTGTGGTGTGCTTGGGTTTAGTTATGTTGACAGCTTGGAAAGACAAGCACTATCAATAAAATAATATGGTTTTGTCACGATGATAACGTGCGCTAAGAGAGTCTAATCAGCTACACCATGTTGTTTTATTGATAGTTAATGCGTAGGCTGATACGCAGCGGTAATGGCACGTCGGTGCAAATAGGAAACTTGGGAGTGGTTGAAAGTACACCACCGAATAACACTAAGCCGGAGATCAGCACCGGCAACTATCAGATCCTTGGTTAGTCACCCGTTTAATCAATCGTGACCCTAGGAAGTTTGGAATTGATTAAATGGGAGTTTTTACACCACGTTGTTTGCATCAATGACGTGGTGGTTTTTGCTATCACTAAACGCATTTAGGTGTTAGTGTTTTTAGTGATAGCGTGATGGCTATCGTGTTCATGTTTTAGTTTTCATTTCAATCGCGCTGGGCGGAAAGCAGTCAATTACCTAGCGCGATGCCTAGCTATCACTAAAAGCATTGCTTGTAGCGTACCGCAATTCGCAACCTTGCAGCCTTTAAAGTGGATAAGTCGCACTAGCTACGCGATCCACACGGGTTACGGCTACTGGTAACGGTAGTCTACTAATGACATAGGGCAGATTAGAACTGATTGTCATGGGGTAGTAAACAGTGCTTTTAGTGATAGCAATATATTTTTTTTCATAAGGATCTTACATGGATTTTGAAAAGAAACTTAAGCGCAAAGATCGACGCGCACAAAAGTTTGTACAAGAAGTAACGCCAACACTAAAAAAATCCCAGTTGCGTGCATTAAACAAAGCACAGCAACAATACATCAATGCTATTCGTGCAAACGTTATCACTTTTGCTGTCGGTCCGGCAGGAACGGGAAAGACGTACATAGCCGCGTCATACGCAGCGGAGCTGCTCGAAGAAAAGCTCATTGATAGCGTGATATTGACGCGACCAAACGTCGAAGCATCAAGCAAAGGATTTGGTTTTTTGCCTGGCGATCTTGGTGAAAAGTTTGCACCGTACATGGAGCCGCTTTTAAGCGTTTTGGAGGAGCGTTTGGGAAAATCCTATACTGACCTATTGGTTAAGCGCGGACAGATCAAATTAAAGCCATTAGAGTTCATGCGTGGTAGTACATTTAAGAACAGTCTGTGTATTTTAGATGAAGCGCAAAATACTACGCCATCGCAAATGAAATTATTTTTAAGTCGGATTGGTGATGACTGCAAAGTAATCATTGATGGTGACATTGCGCAGACAGACATTCGAGGTTTGTCTGGACTTGCCGATGCAGTTGATCGGCTTTATGATGTGGATAAAATCGGCATAGTTGAATTTGGAATTGATGACATTGTGCGATCCGCAATGTGTAAAGAAATTATTCTCCGTTACCGTTAAGGAGGTAGCAGTTATGGGAAAGAGGGCGACTTTAGAGGACTGGAGCAAAGCACAGGTGCTTTTTGAGATCGGCAAGAGTCTGAATGAGATTCAAAATGAGGTGGGGATTGATCGCGCTACAATCTCAAAAAGAGCAAAAACAGAAGGATGGGAAAAGCAAAAACTTCAACATCTGGTGGTAGATTCTGTGCGGGTTCAGTCAGAAATTTCAACTTTAACTTCAACAGCAAAAGACATTGTTGAAAATGAAATTGATGATAGGCTTAAACACTTAGAGTTCTTCAAGCGTTCAACGATGAAGAATCTTTCAACAATGATGCGCAAGATTGATGAAACAATTACCATCCAAGAACACACGCAAGCGCAGAATGCACTGCAAAAAGGAAAGGAAACGATCCTAGGCAAAGACATTGATACCGCCATTCAGATCAACAACACGCAACAAACCGCTGGCGACTTCAAAGGCTTGAGCGATGATGAGCTGGATACGATGCATGCGCTACTTCAAAAGGCGAGTGCGTGACACTGCTCGAAAAGGTTAAGGCTGAGAAGGCACGACGCGCAGCGTCTGCTTCACTCTATGAATTTGTTAAACAGTCATGGCATGTGGTTGAGCCAGGCATTCAATTCATGGAGTCATGGCACATCGAGGAAATCTGCGAGCATCTTGAAGCAGTCAGTGCTGGCGAGATACATCGACTGCTAATCAACATTCCTCCTCGTCACTCTAAATCAACGATTGTGTCAGTCATGTGGCCTGCATGGGAGTGGATCACAGATCCCGCTCAGAAATATCTTTGTGCGTCTTATTCTTCAACATTATCCACTCGCGATAACTTGAAAACACGACGACTTTTGCAGTCAAGCTGGTATCAAGAACGCTGGGGTCACATGTTTAAATTTACGGGGGATCAGAACGCCAAGCAACGTTTCGAGAATGACAAAACGGGTTATCGTATCGCAACGTCTGTTGGAGGCAGTGTTACAGGCGACGGAGGTTCGCGGCTTGTTTGCGACGATCCTCACGGAGCGCAAGCAGCTCAGTCGGAAGCAATGCGTGAATCAGATCTCGAATGGTTTGACATGGTGTGGTCAACACGTTTGAACAATCCCAAGACCGACGCAATGATTGTCGTCATGCAACGTCTGCACGAGCAAGACATTAGCGGTCATATCTTAAACGACATCAAAGGTTGGGAGCATATCTGTATTCCCGCAGAGTGGGACGGGAAACATCGCAAAACAATCTTAGGTTCGTATGATCCGCGCAAAATAAAAGGCGAGCTGATTTGTCCAGAGCGGTTTGGTGAGAAAGAGATCACTATGCTCAAACAGCTGCTTGGTTCGTATGGCAGTGCTGGTCAGTTGCAACAAGATCCAACACCGAGTGGTGGTGGTATCCTCAAGACCAAATACTTTGGCTTATGGTCAGCAGATGATGGCTTGCCTCCGTTTGAGTACATCCTACAGTCTTATGACTGCGCGTTCACCGAGAAGACAACAGGCGATCCAACGGCTTGCACCGTGTGGGCAATGTTTACGCACAATGGCGAGCGCAACGCGATGCTCATTGATGCTTGGGATGAGCATCTCAGTTATCCAGATCTGCGTGCCAAGGCAATCAAGGATTGGACAACAGAGTATGGCGGGATGTCAAAAGAGTCACCACATTCACGCGCACGCAGACCGGATCGAATCCTAGTGGAAGCCAAGGCAAGTGGGCAATCACTTTTGCAGGATCTGAGATTGGCGAAAGTTCCAGCAGTGGGTTATAATCCCGGTAAAGCAGACAAGATTTCACGCGCACACCAAGCTGCACCGACATTAGAGTTGGGTTTGTTGTGGATCCCAGAGTCTAAAAAGAATCGTGGTCAACCCGTTAGTTGGGCGGCTGCATTTTTAAAACAACTGGCAAAATTTCCAGTGGCAGAACACGACGACTATGTCGATACGTTCACGCAGGCGGTCATCTATCTCAAAGACGATGGATGGTTTGAGTTACCGGTAGCAAAGGACATCGACGAGCGACGTGAGCCAAAACGTGAGCGAGTGAATCCTTATGCAATATAATCCACAATATCCCTCTAATGCTCTTAGTGAGCTTTTCAATAAATATTATTATGCTGATGGTGGTGAAGTAAATTCACAAGATGACCAAAGTTATGCAGACGACTTAGCTAGACTAAAGCGTGCGTATGAGAATAGTAATTTTGATCCAAATGATTCCGTTATTGCATCGTCTATTCGACATCCAGCCGAAGCGTTACAGCGTGCAGGTGATTGGTTGCAAGAAAAGATGCGTATAGCCGCAGGTATTCCTAATCAAGCATTAGAAGATGAAGGCTCTTGGTACCAAACAGGTATAGTTCCGTCAATGAATGAGCAGGTACAAGCAGGACTTGATTTAGCAGGGTTAGCTGAAACTGGATCAATGCCATTTGCACCAAGTTCAGCAGGCGGAACACTTGGCACAGTTAACATTCCAGAAAAAACTGTCAACGCTTATAAATTATTTAGAACAAAAGAAAATGATCCAGATACGCTTTACCCATTGTTTGTAAATGCAGATAAACCTGTGCCAATGAACGAATGGGTTGCGGCTGAAGCAGGCGCACCGGCAACTCAAAATGCATATAAAGTTAAATCAATACTTGGACCTTTAGCGTATAGACCTGGTTGGCATGCTGGTGATGTTCCTATTGCAACGCATATTGGAAAAGGTGGCAAACCTCCCGTATATAGACCATTTGAGCATCAATGGGCAGAAGTTGAATTTCCAGCAGATGTGGATTGGCAAACACTAGCTAATGAGCGTGGTATAAATAAAAAAGGCATATTAATTCCTAAAGAAGCACATATTACAGATCAAATACCGTTTGGTGGTTTTTATCGATACAAGACTAGTCCAAACATGACGGGTGAGTGGTTAATTAGTGGTGATATGAAAGTTAATAAACCTATATCTGATGCAGAAGTAAAAGCAGCCAACTTTGCATCGGGTCTTGGGATTGAAGACTTGCCAAGATTTCATGAATATTTAAGTCGTAATGTTGACAATCCAGAAGAATTAGCACGAGTAATTAACAGCACCGCTGGTAAGAATGAATACTTTCACATGTTAAAAAGTGCTAAAGATAGAGAGCTTGATGATTTGTTAAAACAATACGAACAGTTTACTGATGCTAAAGCATTAAAAGCACTTGATGCACGATACAACAAGTATTTAAAGAAAGACTTTGCCAACGGTGGACTTGTCGGCACACCACCAACAATGTACGATCCTATGAAAGTAGACGACATCGTTGCATCAATTGATGCGCCACATAATTACTAGGAGTTGACCATGGCAGACTTAAAAGATTTAGCAAAACAATATGGTTTAGAAGACTACGAGCAATTGCTTGGTGGTTATCCTAATGCAGAGAAATTCCTAACTGGATTAAAAGATGCAGCGGTGCGTGCAGTGCCAACGACTGAGCAGATGCGTGATCCTAATTTTATTATTGATGCCGCTGGACTTGGTGGCGCGATCAAAGCCTATCATGGTACGCCACATTTGTTTGATCGTTTTGACATGTCAAAGATTGGGACAGGCGAAGGTGCGCAAGCGTATGGGCATGGACTTTATTTTGCAGAAAATCCCTTAGTTGCTGAAAGTTATAGAAAAAATTTATCAAAAGATGCTGATGTCATTTATCAAGCAGAGTTAAATGGTGTTCCAATTGATATTAGAGATTTAAAAGGC